GTAGCAGCAGCCAAACTTGAACTCCCACGACTCGTGTACGAGCAAGAATACGAAGCAAAATTCGTGACGGAGTTCGGAGCGATCTTCAAAGAACCACTCCGTTACGACACGCCACCCACCACCGGATACCGTGAAGCAACCGGCTGCGACTTCGCGTACACCAGCAAAAGTGGTGACTACACCGTATTTCTCACCGGTCGACTCCACGAAAACAAACTTTATTTAACGAACGCATATCGACGACAAGCCGAAACGAACGAATGGATGCACGCACTCAAACAATGCAGCAACCCATTCGCATTCATCGGCGGGCAAGAAAAAGGCATCACGCAACTACTACGCCAACAAGGCATCAACCTCAAAACCGCGAACGCCACCACCGACAAACTAGCGCGCGCGCAACCCGCAGCAGCCGCATGGAATCGCGGTGATATTCTCATACCCAGCGACGCACCATGGGTGGATGACGTCCTACCCGAAATTCTTGCGTTCACCGGCAATAATCAAGTTGATGAACACGACGACACGATCGACGCGCTCAGCAGCCTGCATTACGCTCTCCACCAGCAACCACAACCCCGCGCCCGCATTCTCTAAGGAGAAACCATGCCAACCATTTTGGATCGCCTCCTAGGGCGCACACAACGCACGGAAAAAGCCTCCACAAATTATCGTAGTGGCACGTACTACACGGACCTACCGCAAGCCGTATGGACGCCCCACGATTACGGTCGCATCGCCAAAGAAGGCTACCAACACAACATTTGGGTGTACGCCTGCATTCGAGAAATCACGAACGCAGCCAAAACCACCCCCTTCATCCTGTACGAAACGCAAGGCAACGGCGACAAGATTGAACTCACAAACCACCCCATGCTTGACCTGCTACGCAAACCCCACGGTGACGATCCTGTACACCCCGTAACGTGGGAAGGCTTCCTCGAAGCCACCATCGCGTACCTGTTAATCAGCGGCAATTACTATATTTACAAGCAGAAACCTGAAAGTCGTAATGCACCACCACTCCGCCTGTACACGCTACGACCTGACCTCACCACCATGCATAGTGACGGTAGTCACACGTACGGGGCAGGCATCACCGAAAAACGTTTCCCACCTGGCGAAGTGCTGCACGGCACACTCTTCCATCCCCTCAACGACACGTACGGCTTAGGCGTCATCGAAGCAGCCAGTCGCGGAATTGACATGTTCAACGCTGGTATGGCTCACAACGTCAAACTCCTGCAGAACGGAGCGCGACCCGCGTCCGCGTGGATTAGTGAAGGTGACCTGACGGACGAACAATTCGAACGCATGCGCAGCCAAATGATGAGGTACGAAGGACCCAACAACGCCGGAAAACAACTCCTTCTCGAAGGCGGCATGAAATGGCAAGACCTTAGCCTCACGCCACACGAGATGGATTGGTTGAACGGCATTGACAACGCCGCACGCCAAATTCACGCAGCGTTCGGAGTGCATCCCGTCCTCACCGGCATGCAACAAGGCACCTTCGAAAATCAACGCATGGCCATGCGCGGCCTGTACATGGGCGCCGTCCTTCCCGTCATGCGACACGTCCTAAGCGACCTAACAGCGTTCCTACGTGTCGACTACGGCGACAACCTCACGCTCACCGTGAACCGCGACGGCATTGAAGCACTAAGCGAAGATCAAGACAGCCTGTATGAACGTGTCACGACCGCATTCACCAGTGGCGTACTCACCCGCAATGAAGCACGCGAAGCCCTCGGATACGAAGAAGTTCCTGACGGCCAAACGTTCTACACGCCAGGTGTCACACTCAACAACTCAACACGCATGCAAACAAAAAGTGCGGAAGACGAAATGTACTACAAACGATTCGACGCGGAACTCACCAGGCGAGAAGAACGCGCAGAACGCAACATTCGTGCAGCCCTACGCCAGCAACGAGCACGCCTACTCAACGCCCTTGAAGAAGCCACACCCAACACCATCACTGACGTCGTAAACCGCGTGTACGACAATAGCGAACTGTTGGAAGTCCTCACAGAAGAAATTCTTCTCGCCATGACAGAAGAAGCGCGAGACACCATCACTACCCTCAAAGGCACTGCACCCACGGAAGTAAAAGAACTTCAAGACCTGTTCGGGTTTTACAGCGAAGACGCTCTACGCGAAGCTGAAGCTCGCGCAGGGCAAGCCGTGACGCAAACCACACGCACGCAACGCGCTCTCGTCAACCAAGTCGCGCAAGACGCCATTGTTGAAGGACTCGCCATTCGAGACATTGCACTACGCATTGACGATATTGCCCTCACCCCCATCTACCGCAATCGAAGCGTCACGATTGCACGCACCGAAATTGTTGGCGCATCCAACCGCGGCAAGTACTACGCTGCGAAAGGCACCGGACTCAAACTCAATAAAAAGTGGCTTGCCACACCCATTGGTGACTTTCGAGAAGATCACGTTGCCGTAAACGGCATGGAAATTGCGTTGGATGACGAGTATGACGTGGGTGGCGTCCGCATGTTGCACCCGCACAGTCCAGGCGCTCCCGCTGATCAGGTAGTGAACTGCCGATGCACGTACCGCATGGTGGTTCCTGATGCCTAAACCCACGCAAGCAATGCGAGAAGAAGCAGACCGAGGATTAGCTTGGCGACGCGAACATGGTCGCGGTGGCACGGAGGTAGGCATTGCGCGAGCAAGAGACATATCGAACAATCAAAACTTATCGATGGACACCGTTCAACGCATGGCGTCCTATTTCGCGCGACACGCTGTCGACAAAGAAGCTGAAGGTTGGCGACCTGGGGAAGACGGGTACCCGAGCAACGGGCGGATCGCCTGGGCCCTCTGGGGCGGCGACCCCGGTCAAACCTGGGCAAACAACATTCTTGACTCGGAAGGAGAACGAACAATGACCAACCTCGAAACGAAAGCCTTCCATTTCAAGATGGAAGACATGATGGACGACGGCACCTTCACCGGGTACGCCTCAACATTCGATATGGACAGTATGGGCGACACAATCCTGCCAGGCGCATTCAAACGCACGTTGAATTCGTGGGCAGCAAAAAACAGACCCATTCCCGTCTTGTGGCAACACAAGGCTGACGAACCGATCGGCGTCACCCTAAACGCCATGGAGGACGAACGCGGACTCCGCGTGCAAGGACGCCTCCTCATGGAACTTCAACGCGCCAAAGAAGCGTACGAAGCCGCAAAAGCAGGCATCCTTGGTGGACTCAGTATTGGGTTCAGCATTCCGCGTGACGGTGCCACCCGCATGACTGACGGCACCCGCGAAATTCGCGAAGTCAAACTCTACGAGTACAGTTTCGTGACGTTCCCCGCTAACGAATCCGCTGTCTTCACGAACGTCAAACAAACAGAAGACCTAGCGGAAATTAAAGCCCTACTCCTTGACATCAAACAAGAATTGCGGAGCGCCTCCGTCGCGCCCACAAATCTTGTTGATGAACCGGCACCAGCTTCAGACGAGTTGTCTACGCTGCTCGCCACCGCTCGCCAACTACGACAAACCCTCACTCAACGAAAGGAACAAACACATGTCGGAAATGACTGAATTGAAGCAACTGCACACGGAATTGAACACGACGTGGGAAGAATTCAAGCGCGTCAACGAAACCGCTGCGGAAGAACGCGCCAAGTACGGTAAGCAAAGCGCCCTCGTCACGGAGCAACTTGAAGCCGTCAACAAGCGCCTTGACGAGATCGAAGTTCGCCAAAATGATTTGCGTGAAACGACTGCCGCGAAAACTGACGGTCGTGAACTTCGCACGTGGGCACGCACCGGCGTAATCAACGGCGTGGACACCCGCAACGTTGAAGTGAAACTCATGAACCTTGATGACACGACCGGCAATCATGGAGTCCTGCAGAACGACGCTTACCTCGCTGAAATCCAAAAAGCTGGCGTGGAATTCTCGCCCGTTCGTCAATTCGCGCGTGTCATCAGCATTGGTACGACCGCCATTGACATTCCGCGCCGCAGCACCACCGCATCCGCCAGCTTCATTGGTGAGACTGCAACCCGCACGGAAACCACGAACCCTGACTACGTGCTGGTCAACATTCCCGCGTACGAACTGTACGCACGCGCGGACATTAGTCGCCAACTCGTTGAGGACGCCGAGTTCAACATTGAACAAGAAATGGCCGTCGAGTTTGGTGAGCAGTTCGGCGTGGCCGAAGGCACGGCCTTCATTGGTGGCAACGGAACGACTCAACCCACCGGCCTGCTTGACTCGTCCGGTGGTATTGATGGTGTGAACGCAAATGAGGACAGCACCGGAGTCCTGCAAGTCGAAGACCTGTTCGACTTGGCGTACGGCGTGAAAGCTGAATACGCTCGCAATGGTGCTTGGATGCTGAACCGCGCGACCCTTCCGTTGATTCGTCAGTTTGAGACGAGTGCTGGTGGGTACATTTGGGCGCCCAGCATCGCGCCGGCTGACCCTGCCACGATCCTTGGCAGCCCGTACGTGGAAGCGACCGACATGGACGCCCCTACTGCCGGTGCGTTCGGCACGGGCGCGCAACCCATCATTTTTGGTGATCTGCGTCGCGCATACACGATCGTGGATCGTACCGGCGTTGAGATTCAGCGTGACCCTTTCACGCTCGCTGCGTCCGGTCAAATTCGGTACATTGCTCGTAAGCGCGTTGGTGGCAAAGTCATGATTGCTGAAGCCGCCAAGTCGCTCGACTTCGCGTAAACCTAAATTACTGGGCGCAACTCATTTAGGTTGCGCCCACCTTTTGAAGGGAGGTGGACGTGCCTTATACGGTCAAACGCATCACGGCACCCGCTCAACGTGTTGTCGCTGCGCAAGATGTCAAAACAATGATCGGTGACGACCCAAACATCAGCAATGCGCTTGTTGAACGGATGATTGATGCCGTGACGATCGCTTGCGAGGATTACAGCCGTCGCGCCTTCATCACGCAAACGTTTGAACTTGTGTTGGATCACTTCCCGAAGGAACGCCCGTCGGACGCGCCATGGTGGCTGGATACCGTGTACTCATTCGCGAACGCGGTAGAGGTGCCCATGCCTCCATTGCAAAGCGTGACCAGCATCAAAGTGTTTGACTACAGTAATAACGAATCAACGATCGATAGTGGCGTGTACTTTGTGAACACGCGAAGTGAACCAGGCAGTATTGTGCCAAGGCAATTGGAGACATGGCCAACCGAAGTTCTGCCGGAGGCCGGTGTAGTCATCAGGTTTGTAGCCGGGTACGGTGACGATGCTGGCGACGTACCACTTGACCTTCGTTCAGCCGTTGCTATGCAAGCCGGTCACCTTTTGTCGTTGCGTGACCCAGCCGTGCAGGCTCGCACGATTGACAATGCAAGCGTCACGTACCGGGAGGTTGGTGAAGAAGGTTTAATTCGTCCCGTCCGACGATTGTTGGATCATTACAGGATTGTTCGCTTGTGACGTTCATTGCGCAGTTCCTCACGCAAGAAGCCACGTGGGAAAAGTTGACGGGTACAAACTCGTACACGGGCAACACGTACAATGCGCCGGTCACCATCAACGTTCGTTGGTACACGGAAACAAAACGTGTAGACGCTAGCGCAGGCGCAGCGGATCAAGGCGTCAGGCATTTAGCTGTAACGCACATAAGCACGCAAACAGCCGTATCGGTAGGTGATCGCGTTACGGACGAAAATGGCGTGGAACGCTTCGTTGAATCCGTCAGGAAGAACCGCGCAGCGAACGGAACGTTCAGTCATTACGTGGCGACCCTCCAATGAGTGTCGTTAAGTTCGTATCCAACGCGCGAGTACCACTCGACGCCCTACCAACCTTAAAACGCAAAGGCTTAGACGCAGCTGGCGTGACGGTCGCAGGAGCAAGCGCAGAATTAACGCCCGTGGAAACCGGCAGGTTGCGAAGCAGTATTTCTTATCGCGTAATCAACGAAAATAATTTGCATGTCGGAACAAACGTTGAATACGGAAAGTTTGTTCACGAAGATATATACGCTTCGCACGAAATGGGTCAAGCCAAGTTCATCAGCACCGCCATTGACCGTGAAACACGCACCGTGCAGCAACACATTCAAGCTGCGCTCGAGGGACGCTTATGAGCGTCTTGACTGACCTAGCTACTCGTCTTGATGACGCTGGTGTCGCTACTTTGGATACGAATCTGTTTCGAGGCAGGTTCCCTAACGAACCTGACGAATGCATTGCGTTGCAAACGTTTGGTGAGCCTGAACCACGCATACGAAACAATGCGTACCTTGCAGCTGATGAACGCTTCAATGTTCAAGTTGCAGTTCGCAGCCTTTACCAACGTGCAGCGGAAACTCTTGCTGATTCTGCGTGGGACGCAATTCAGTTTCGCAGCGAAACATTGACGAGCGGCAGGTATTACCCGTACGCACGCGCGACAAGTACACCTAGCTTCATTGGTGTGGACGATCGCGGGCGTCACCTCGTGACGTTCGACGTGCAGGTCAGGCGACTACGGAGCACAGGATTGTGACAACCATCGTCATTTTTACGCATGAGACACGCGAACGTGAGCTTGCACGAACCGTGAAAAGCATACGAGACGCGAACCTTTACGTGGACTTCATTAGCTTAGATACGGGACCAGGCAGCCCAATGAAGAACAGGTTGAATGCCATGAATGCGCTTCGTAATGGGTACGTAGGAGAAGACATTCTTGTGCTTGAAGATGACGTCATGGCAAGCATCAACCTTGCATCATGGTTGCGGTACTTGCATTTCAATGTGCATCAAGCCGTATGCCTCCTGCCCATGAAGCCCGAGTTCTATTCGGAACGCACCGAAGTCATTCTTCGTAATGAACGCATGAGGAAAGCTACGCCGTCACGATTGGAAGTGAACCCAAGGTTAATGCATTGGTGGGGCAGTCAAGCCTTGTGGTTCCCACCCCGCATTGCTGAAGGCATCCTAAATGATGAACGCTTCAGTGTCGAGGATGAGAAACCAATGGGGCCATGGGACCACGCCATCAGGCAGTTCTTGATGGGCAATAATGAAGAAATGTTAATGGCGTTCCCTGCTGTGTTTCAGCATCAATCCCCACCGTCCGTCCGGCAACGCAAGAATCGTCGGCAACGCCTCGCTGCAATCTTCGATCCTGAAAGTGTTCCCCCCGCACCATGACGACGATCGCTATGTACAGTCACGCTTCCCGCAGTGACATTCGCGCGAAAACACTGAAGCTTCTAGAAGGCGTCAATATGGCCGTTGATGCAGTGACGGTGCAGGACACTCCACCTAAACAGTCGGAGAACCGTAGGAACGCCCATACGGCCCTCACGGCAGCATTCAATGACAAACCCGTGCTCGTACTGGAAGACGACATTATTCCCAACCGTTACCTTCCAGATTGGCTTGCGTGGTTGAGTCGCACGAGCGATAGTGTCACAACCCTGTACGCTTGCGTCGGCAAATTCTACGACCACGAAATACGTCGATTCGTAGAGAATCACGCTGCTGTCCCACCACACTTGTGGGGCCTCCGCAAACTTGAAGGCCTTCGCGGGTTTTATGGTGCGCAAGCCGTCTGGATTCCAACTCGCATTGCTAATCAAATGATTCATGATCGCAAGTTCCAATTGTTTGAGCATGAACCGTACGGACCGTGGGACCACGCAATTCGAACGTTCCTGCAGGACAACGGTTACTCAATGAACGTAACGATCCCGAACTTGGTGCAGCATCAAGCACCACCAAGTGTCGTGAATCGAACTGGGCTAAGACACAAAACCAACATTTTTGATGTGGCGGCAAGACCGCCGGAAAGGAAGTAAACAATGGCGCAAGGAGCAAGCGGAGTAACGACCAGCACTGCGAGTCGCTTGGTGATTGATGCTGGCGTCGTGTACTACAACATTGACGTCACGAGTCTTGAGGATGGTACGGCGTCCACGCCAGTGGCGGATGCCAAGGCTAGCGGCACGCTGCTGGGCGCGACGCGCGGTGGGAACACGTTTAGTGCTGGTCGCACAATGCGTGAAATGGAAGCGGACGGAAAGCTTGGACCAACGAAAGGATTTAAGCGTCGTCAAGAGGTTGCAGCGTCGTTGACGACAAACCTTCTTGAAGTGACGGCTGACACGCTCGCGAAAGTGTTTGCTGGTTCGAACAGCACGACGGCGGGTTCATTCACGAAAATTACGGGCGGTGAAGTTGCTACTGGTGATTACTTGACGAACATTGCGTTGTTCGGTACGTACACGAACGGTACGGGCGACACGGACGTCGTCATTGCTGTCTTGGAGAATGTGCTTGCTACGGCTGAGCCGGACTTGAGTTTGTCTGATGAGGATGAGCTTGTCATGCCGGTCACGTTTTCTGCGCATTTTGATGCGTCGACGCCGTCGACGGAACCGTGGGCGTTGTACTTGCCGACCGCGTAAACCTAATCCCCCTACCTATACCGGGTGGGGGTATTTTCGCGGCTTCCGGACTATTGCCGCGCACACCATGCTCATGCCTCACATACCCGGAGTGTGAGGCACCTAATCCGGGAGGCACACATGGCACGCAACACGAAAACAGAAGCAGACCCCATCCTTACGGAAGCAACAACCGTCACGATTGCAGGCGTCACGTACACCCTCCGTCGACTTGGCCTGCAAGACGTATTCAAGGTCGCACGCATCCTTGGGAACGGCATTGCCGTCCTTGGTGACACCAGTGGGCAGTACACTCCAGGGCACCTTATTCAAGTTCTTGTCGCGAGCATGACGCGCAACGAGAAAGAAGTACTGGATTTGATTGCTGACCTGGTGAACGTAGATCGCAGCGTGTTGAACAATCCCGATAAATTCCCGATGGACAGCATGATTGATATTTTTGAGGCGCTTGCGGAGCATCAGGATTTAAAAGCTTTTTTGGCGCGAATCGCCGTGTTGACGGAGCGGATGCCGGAGATGCAGACAGCATCGCAAGAAGCTTCCAACTCTTAAGGCTTCACGGCGGGTATGTTGGGTGGACTGACGCGCAGTTTTTAGCGATGCCGTATGCGCGACTCATGCAGGAGCTTCGGTTGACAAGCGAATTGTATGAGCAGGCCATGCGGCAGAAGTGGGTGCAAAGCGCGTTTGTTGGTTGGCAGGTTATGGGTTCAAGCGGCGCGAAAGTTCCGGCGTTCGATAAGTACTTGAAGAAGCTTGGTTTGGGTCCTGCACGCGACAAGGTGTCGCGTGAACAGGTTGAGGTTGAGAAAGCACGCGCGTTCGCTGCGTTAGAGCTTGTTGAACGCAGGTTCGATGGGAGGAAACGATGAACGTATTCCAATTGTTTGGGTCCATCAGCCTGGATGACGCGGAGTACCGCAGGAGTTTGGCTCGGGCGGAGTCAGTGACTGCGACGACAAGCAACAGAATGTCGCGGTCGTTGCAGCGCGTGTCGGATGTTGCGGGTCGTGTTGGTGGTGCATTGTCTCGCAATTTGACAGCACCAATCGCTGCGGTTGGTGCTGCTGCGGTTGCTGCAACGGTGCAGCTTGGTAATTATGCGGATCGCATTCTTGATCTTGAGCAAATGACTGGCTTGGCGACAGACACGTTGCAACAGTTTGAGCGTGTTGCGATTGAGGCTGGCGTGTCTACCGAGACGCTTGCGAACTCTGCGCGGTTGTTGACGGTCAGGTTGTCTGCGACGGGTAATGAGTCGCAAACGTTTAGTGATGCGTTGGATCGCTTGGGCGTGTCGAGTAAGAATTCGGATGGCAGTCTTCGCAGTATGGATGCGTTACTGCCGGACTTGTTGCGTGGCTTGAGTAGCGTGGAGAGTGTCACGGAACGTAATGCGCTTGCGACGGATTTGTTTGGGCGTAGTGCAAGTGAGTTAGCGCCGGTCTTGGCGTTGGGTGCTGATCGCATCAATGAAGTCATGCAAGAGGCCGAGGATCTTGGGTTGGTTCTTGATCGTGATGCGTTGAACGCTGCGAACAATTTTAGGATTGCGCAAACGCAATTGCGGGATGAATTGCTGAAAGTTGGGCGTCAAATTGCGGTTGCGCTCATTCCGGTCCTAACGAAGTTCGTTAACTTCCTTCAAGTAAATGTTGTGCCAGCTGTTGAAGCAGTCACCAGTTTCATCGTTTCCAATATTGAAGCGTTCAGCAACATGTCAAACGGAATGCAAGCGTTCATTAGCACTGTCGTTGTTGGTTTCGCTGCGGCAGGACCATTCATGCTTGCCGTGAAGGCAGTATCAGCTGCGCTTGCAGCCTTGTCAGCGCCGATTGCGATTGCTATTGCTGCGGTTGTGGCTTTGGTCACGGCGTACCGCACAAATTTCCTTGGCTTGCAAGACTTTCTGCAACCCATCTTAGAATCTATTGGTGACAAC